AGGGATGCACGTTTACTTTTTCGCTCAACTGTTAAATACATATCACAGCGGCTACAGTAAAAATCTGGCGCTATTTTTGGTTTGCTAAATTTACTCATTGGTTATCACCATTATTATTAATAAAGCTATCCCCGTTAATGCGGGGTATATAATTAAATCAATCATTCAGCAACCCAACCTGAACAAGTTGGCGCACTGCCATCGAGTAGTTCCCATGACAAAAATTATCTGCGTATTCCTGTATAGCCTTATCCAAAACTCCAAAATCTATTGCCTTTTTCATAATTCCTCCTAGTTAGTTGATACGTACAGTATACGCACTCAATGCGTACATTCAACAATTAATTTAATCACTCGCTAATCTACCGGACTTACTACGCCAAGTTATTCAATGGGTAGGTGTGTTTATTTACTCGCATTTTTAGCGTTTGTTGCGTTGTTGATAAGAACAATAGAAATTGATTTTTATGGTGTCAATACAAGAGTGCAGTATTGTTCTATTGAATATAGCTTGACGTAGCATGTAGAAATGTATTATTGTAGCAACACACTTAAAGAGGGTTATAAAAATGCAATTACAAGAACTTAGAATATTGGTTGAATACGAGGCGGTAAAGTCGCTTATAGCTTCACAATCAAAAGGGGGTTGGGTTTTGGTGGCAACATCAGATACTGATAATTATAATTATAATTCTGAATATGCTCTATTAGAGGTGGCAAGAGGAGGAACAAGATTTTTTAAAACTTTAGATGCTTTGGCTAAACTGGTTAAAACTGAGCTTTACGGATCAACGTTTACTGTTTGTTAGGCATAAAAAAACGCCCCGTCAGGCGCTTAGTGAAATCAACAAGGGAATTATAACATGAATCATGGCTGGGTAAAGCTACATAGGGGGTTACTTGATTGGGAATGGTACGACGATATAAACACAAAGGTTGTTTTTCTTCACCTGCTTTTAGTTGCTAATCATAAAGACAATCAATGGAGAGGAATAAGCATAAAAAGAGGTCAACGTTTAACGTCAATAGATAAGCTTTCATCTGAAATAGGTTTGTCAGTTTCTAAAATAAGAACATGTTTAAAAAAGCTAATTTCAACAAACGAAATAGCAAGCAGATCGCATAGCCAACACACTGTTTTTACTGTGGTTAATTACGATTCATACCAAGGTGATGACAAACAGAATGACAAGCCGTTAGCAAACGAATCGCAAACGAATGACAAACCGTTATCAACTAACAAGAATTATAATAATGAAAAAGAAGATATATGCAAACTCATCTTCGATAAGTGGAATGAATTATTTGAAGGTAAATTATCAATACCACTAAAGTTAAATGATAAAAGACGTTCAGCAATAAATGGCTGTATAAAAGAAATGAAATCGACTAGGTTTGATTTTACTTTATTACAAACATGGACTGAATATTTTGAACATGCTGAAAAGTCCAATTTCCTCATGGGGGAAAATAAAGACGGTTGGAAAATGAGTTTTGATTTTGTAATAACCAAAAGTAAATTATTAAAAATAGTAGAGGGCGAATATGACAACTAACGAACCATCACAAAATATTGAAGTTGAAGGGCATATACTCGGGGCATTAATAAAAGATATAAGCCACAGCAAATGCCGTGAAACATTAGATAGTTTAGGTGACGAGGATTTTTACAGTAGAGTTCACAGAATAATATACCGAGCTATAAAAGCGCTAACAGAGCAAAAGATTCACGTTGACCTAGTAACCTTGTCGGAATCACTAGAAAGAAGCGGTGCTGATTTTGGCGGATTTATTTATCTTGCTGAACTAAACAGGAATACACCAGGCGTTTATAATTTATCGGCATACGTGGCAATCGTTAAAAAACACAGTCAATTGAGGAAGCTGGCTTTGATTATGTTTAATGCTAACGAACTAATAAACCAAGGTGTTGATGCCTCTGAAATAATGGATCAACTAGATTGTGAGCTTAAAGATTCCGCTGTGAGTTCGTCAGGCGCAGAATTAAGGCACATAAAGCAAACGGAGGGTGATTGGTTGGATAGATTACAAGAGCGCGCTGATAGAGGTGGTGCAATCTCTGGGTTATGTACAGGCATCGATGAACTAGATGAAAGAATTAACGGTATTGGTGACGAATCATTAGTTATTGTTGCCGGTGCTCCTTCGATGGGTAAAACATTATTTTGCCAAACACTGGCGGCTAACATCGGTGTTAACCAGAAAAAGAACGTGATGTTTTTCAGTATGGAAATGTCAGAGATAGAATTATTTGAAAGATTTGTTTCTGGCGTGGGTAACATACCGGCAAAAGATTTAAGATCAGCAAGGCTTGGTCCTGACGGGTTAGGAAAAGCACAACAGGCAATAACTGACTTGAGAAGCTCAGGCATTTATATTACCGACCAACCAAAACAATCAGTCGGACAAATACGCGCAAAGGTTCGCAGGCATTTAATAAACCATCCTGACTTATCATGTATTTTTATTGATTATTTAGGGCTTATGAAACTAGGAAAAGCTGACCGTCACGACATAGCAATAGGTAACATAACACGCGACCTAAAAGAGTTAGCGAAAGAAGTGAAAGTGCCGATTGTTTTATGTACTCAGGCAAACCGATACAAAGCACCATTTAGACCAAACATGGCAAACTTAAAAGATTCTAGCTGTATTGAAGCGGATGCCGATTTAATTATGTTTGTACATCGTCAGGAAGTATTAGAGCCTGAAACATTATTAAAAGGCGTTACTGAATTAATAATCGCTAAAGACCGTCACAGCGATGGGAATGGAACTGTACACCTACAAAAAATCAACGGGGCATTTGTTCCTTTATCAACTGAGACAGTAGCGAGGATGGAATACGAGGAATCGTTGAGATTAGCGCCAACACCACAGGCAAAACCCGCTAAACGCGGCATGTAATAATTTAATTAACAAGGAATAAACACATGGAATTTAATAAAAAGGTTAGTCGCCATTACATAACACAAGGCAAGCCGACAATAGTATTCAGAAAGTTATCAGGCGATAAGCCGAGGTATCAAGGTTCTTTAAATAAAGCGGCTGTTAATGCGCTTACTGAGCTAATTGGTGGGGGTTTAGATTTTAATGTACTGTTTAGTGATCAGCATAATTTTATAGGTCTTGAACCACTTAGTAGAGGGAGCAAGGAGAAAAAATCGTTTGGTGCTACTGAGTTATTCAACGAATTAAGCTTGGTAACTGGCAAGCATTACACATTAAAAGTTGAAGATGGCGTTGGTGTTATTGACGCTGATGAATTTAATTAACAAGGGGTGAATAAAAATGAAATCATTAAAAATCGTTTTTGCAATATGGGTGGTGGCAATAGGTGGGTTTATGTCGTCAGTGTTTTTGTGTGGGCACGCTGTATCTATCGATAGTTGGCAGGCGACACCCTGGTTCATTTCGTGCCTTCTTACTGGGTTCATATTTGGTGTAACAACAATTGTATTTATGAAAACAGCTGGCGTACTTAATTAAACAACTAAAGGATAAACAATGAGATTCAATAAAACAATTTACATGATAACGCTAGTAGTTATTTTGATCGGTTTAATCAGTGTGGGAGGGTGCCAATAATGGAATTCTACAAAACGAAGCGCGACTTTCATTATAAACAATGGGAGTTGGCACAGGAGGCAGGCAAGGAAAAAACAGCTACGTTTCACATGACCGAGTATATTAATTACTCTGAAATGTATGATCGAACATTGAAGCGAGTGAGTGGAGAGGAATAACAGGCACAAAAAAGCCTGAACGAATCAGGCTTTTAAATATATATAAATTATAACGATGGCGAATATAAACAGGTAAGCATTACCCCCATTAAATTTCATCGGGAACAAAGCTTAATTTCATTCCGAGCGCAAAAGCTACAGTAGCAACGTTTATTAATTTGACAGCTCCGTCACCGTTTAGTATTTGCCGTACTACTCTTTTGTCTATGCCAGACAACTCACTTAATTGTATTGCACTTTTAACGCCCTTGTCCTTCATTGCCATTCTAAGCTGTCCCGGTAACTCTCTCATGATATAAACCCTAAATAGTTGTTGATTTTTGAAGCTTACACTACAGGGCGATAATGTTCAATAAATAACTGCCAATTGTAATTAATTACATTTAATTGCTCTTTTATTGTTGCTTTATGTTATTAGCGTGCTATCATTCAATCAGTCCTAAGAAACTAGACGGTTCGCCTAACAGGACTAAAAACATAGCATCGCGTAGACCGTCACTAATTCAAATAAAGGAAAAATCATGGCAGTGCTAGACAGATTGAACGAATTAAAACAAGAATTGATAGCGTATACAGACGCGACCGAGAAAGTTTTAAGCATGGTTGATACGTTCATAGATTTAGAAGCGCGTTTAGAGGCTATAACTTTGGACGCTAGAACGTGTTTGTCATATGAGATTCAACAATTAAAAGAAGGTGAAAATAATGGATAGCCAAACGATCACAATAACGATAAAGGGCGTACCACACTACTTTAATGGTGACGAGTTAACATCACCGGAGCAGCAGGCTATTTTATTTTTACGTCAAATTGAAGAAGAACAGGAGTTTTAATATGAATAAATCAGAATCAATCAAAAGCCTAGCGGTTGCCATGTGTAAAGCTCAGGCAGAAATGGGAGGCGCACACAAAGGCGCAAACAACCCTTTTTTCAAGAGTAAATATGCTGACTTAGGCGCAGTAGTTCAAGCAGTTAAAGAACCATTCGCTAATAACGGTTTAAGCTACGTTCAATTCCCAATTAATGACGGTGACAAGGTAGGCGTTGAAACTATTTTGATGCACGATTCTGGTGAATGGTTAATGAATTCGTTCACTGTAAAGGCTAGTAAACAGGATGCTCAAGGCGCTGGGAGTGTGATTACATATTGCCGGAGATATGGACTACAAGCGGTTGCAGGTATTCCAAGCGAGGATGATGACGGTAATGGAGCGAGTAAAGCAGAAAAAGAAACGCCAAACGCTAACGATAAATCATGGATTGAAGCGGTAAAAAAAGATAAAACAGCACTTAATCAGATAACAGATCCAGTGTATAAGATGAGAATTGAAATATTTATTAAAGAGGGTTACTAATGAATTTACGTGAGCTTACGAGCGATCAAGAATCAATACTGGCACAAGTCGAAAGCGGTGATTTTACACTGGATGAAGTTAGTGATCACTTAGATATGCTAGCAGAAGATCGAAACAAGAA